GTTCTTCTAGCCACTTATTAATCTGATTAATATCTTCAGAAATTGGTGACGCTTTTGGACGAGGACGTAATGTACAGCTAACTACCTTACGACCAGCAACTTCTGCTGCTACTGCATCGATTTTAAAGTCAAATCCTTCTTGGATATCAGTAAAATTACCATAATCTTCATCGGCAGCAAATCCTAGTAATGATTTGTATACTTCTTTTCCAAATTCCCATAAACGAACACCTAAATGTTCTTCACCACGAACAACAACAGGAACAAATACACGCATTTTTGGATCTAATTTCTTAGCTAATGCTACGTTGTCGCGATCTTTTGACTGACGTAATTTTGCTGCAAATTCCATGATTGGATCTGCTTCTCCAAAGTTGTTTAGAGCCAATACTGGTCCTTTAGCAAATCCATAATGGAAATATACTTCCTTAAATGGGTCTTGCTTATTAAATTTTGATGGTACGATGCGAATCGTATAATTGCCTACCTGAGGCTTCCAGAACACTTTCGTGTAGTCGATTTTTTCGTAAGTCTTACCACCACTGTTTTTAGGTGCGTTAAGATTAACTAATTTTTGCTTTAACAAAGCTAAATCCATAATATAACTATTTAAGTTTTAAAAATTGTACTCGGTAATAATAATTGAGAAATCCTACAGATTAATTATCTTATGGATTTTTGTTTGAATGATATTTAAATCATTATTTTGAATTAACAAGATTGAATTTTTATAATCCAACCAGGTAATACGAAAATTAGTATCTAATATGCCGTTGTTTAAAGACTTTATTAATGCATTTAATGCATTTATTGTATATAACGTATTTGACTCTTTTTTACGATGTAGCAATATTGTGTTAGGTAACACTGATTGTTGCTCCATATTGAATGTATCTATATTATAAGTACAAACATACTCTTCAGTCGACAATGATTCTAACACAAATATTTTAGAATATAATATTGTATATTTAGTCGTTAAAGTATTTAGAGTATTATCTAATTCTTCAGGAGCCGTGAATGTGCAGAATAGCTTATTAGCCATTAAAAATGTATTATTAAATAAATCGTAACTTAAGTCCAACATAAATATACGGTTTATTTTATTTCTGCGTAGTTTTGTCCAGACTTCGTGGAGTAATTAAATTTTAGTAGCGAAGTTATGCTATCTAATAAATTCTCCGACGAATCGTAATCAAGTAATATAGAATCGTATGTGTATAATATGATTTTAGTTTTCTTATCTTTAAGTAAATTAACAACAGCTGAAAATTGTACTACATTAAATATTGTTTCTGTATTTTGTACAATATAATTAAGTAGTTTTTGTGGTGTTGGGTTTTCAATCATTTCTTTTGTAAACCACTTACCAAATTGAGTACCAATTGCTCCATTATTTCTCCATAATTGATTTGTGTAATCATTTACTTGAGAAAAGAACGGCTTATCTTGGAACTCCTTTCTAACACCACCATATAATTGCTGAAATACTAATTCCTTAATTGTTTCGGGTGTTGATCCTGGGAATTCTTCAGCTAATTGATCATATATATTCCCTGTAAATTTATATCCAGCTAATTTAGCTATGATGGTTGGGTGATATGCTTTAAAGTCAATTTCAACTAATTTATCGTTTTCTGGGATAAATGCAGCACGTTCGCCATTTGTTTTATTTAAAGCAGCAAAATTAATACCATTAAATGCATTTGATGGTCTTCCAGTTAATGTATATAAATTATATTGTGTGTATATTTTACCTTTAGATACTGAAAATTTAGGGTTAGGTAATGTACTGAAGTATTTAATGAATGGTTCTTTGTCTAATTTAATGCCTTGTTTTTCAATATTATAAAATAACGGTACAATGTAATGATTTAAAAATGCATATGGCTCTAAATCTTCACTAATTTTATTTATAGTTTGCTCAATATGATCATATATATTTTCATATTTTTCATAATGTTTTGCTATAGGAATTAATGTTGATGGTGCTTCTGTATAGTATTTACGTTTAAAATCAGTTTCAACTTTTGATTCGTACTGTTCAATATTAATTTCTTGAAAGTGTTGGTATGAGTTAATCAATTGCACATCAATTAATTGAGGACTCAACGTGGGGAAATGGTGTAACACCGCTTTCTTATCTAATGTATATAGATTATTGACTTTAGATAGTTTGTCGAGTATATCGGTGATTTTTAGTGGTAATGATTCTGAATGATTGACACACAGAATATATCCTTTATGGCCTTTAATCCACCGAACATAAATTAAGCTAATGTTTTGTAAAGCAGGATGATAGTTTTCATTCGTTGGAATAATATGAATGAATGTATCTTCGCCAATATGTAACTGATCTAATTGATCTTGTTTTTCAATAATATAAAACATAGTATAACCTTTTACTTAATAATAATAGAGAAATTACAAATTAACAAATGTTTTTAGTCCTGGGATTGTTTTTTCACCTTCTTCGATTTGTTGTGTAGTAGTTGGAGAATTAAAATCTATCTCTACTAGTTTATATAATGGGTCTTTTTTTAAAGATAATATTAATTCATTGTTAGATGAATCATTTTTTATTTCTTTAATTACTTTATTAGGATCATTTGTTTTTTGTATAAAAGTTGACTTGCCCGTTCTTGGTGTAGACCCCTCACTTGATATTTGAACTTGAGATGATGGTATAAATTTTTCTATTAAATTTTTAGCATTATTTATATTTTGCTTAGCCATAGCATAGGCGGCAGTACCAAACCCAGCAATATTTACTATATTAGCCATAACATTTGTAGGAGGTTGATCTAATGGAATTGGAACTTCAAATGTATTTAATACAGCTCCAGCAAATGCTTTACCATTTATTATATGGTATGACCCAACATATGGAATTCCAGAATCTGAATATACAAACTCTCCAGGTTTTGCTATTTGATTACTGATTATTTGGGATTCAGGGATATAATCTACCATAATTAACCTATTTCAAAGTGAAAATGTGGACCAGTTGCTCCCGCAGATGGACGGAAGTACTCATTTAGGAAATCAATTTTAGTACCATTAACATTTAAGGTAAACCAATACTTATTTTTTCCTAAAGGTACCCCACTAAATGTATTTACTAAAAATGTTTGGATAGCCATTATTCTATCATTTTGTTCTTTTCCATAATCTAAAGACGCCCAATTAGGATAGTTACTACTTACTAAAGCTTTTAATGTTCCTTTTTCTCTAATCTGTAAATCTAATGCTTTACCTTGAGAATGTAAACTTCCTGGTCTAATACCTGATGTAATTTGTAATGGGTTACTTTTTAGTGAAGAATTTGCTAATGTAGATAATATAGTATTCATAGCATTTGTAAATACTTCATCAAATTTTAACTTTTCAGCTGGTTGTATACTAGAATATTTAGTTTTGTAGGTTGCGTTTATAGTTTGAATTATTTCTATAAAACTTTTCTTATTAGTAGTAACAACAGCACCCGCAGGAGTATTAATTTCTGATGAGCCTAGGGGAGGGTTAGGATTGATACTAACTACAACACTAAAATTAAAAATATCAGTAGTTTCTTCAGTATTGCTTTCTAAATTAAATGGGTATCCAGATATTATAGTAGTCCAATCATTATTTTGAATATTATGATTTAATTTTGTAATTAAATAACCTAACTTATCTCCTTTTTTATAATAATTAGGAACAAAAGTATTATCTATTTTAAATAAATTACCTATAATAAAACCAGCTAACCCATCTATAGTTAATGAAATTAATGTTGGGATTATGGCTTTGCCTTTATTATCATTATTAAAAGATTTTAATGATGTAAAAAAATATGTTATATCTCTTAACGAATTTGAATATGAACCTGCTTTTCCAGCATTAAAAATCCTATCACCATCTCCATCATATTTTATTACTGGTGTTTTAGATGAAAGTGCATTATTATATACTGTAATGTAATTATCGCTGCTACCTTCACCAAAGAAATTTTTAATATATTCATTTAAAATAAATGATAATGAACTTACATAATTGGTTACAATTGTTGCTTGTTGATTTTCAATATCACTTACATATGAGTCTTTTTTAGGAATCATCCTGTCAGTAATACCTTCGTTATAACCAACTAAAGTACTATTATCTAAACCTAATGTTCCTGCATCTGATTGTGCTGAGATAGCAACCATTGAAGATTGGTTTGAAAAAATTTGTGACTCTAATTTTAAATCACGCACAATAGACTTATTACTACCTATTTCAAAAGTAAAAATATCACTTGCTATATCTTTATTTATATAGTTTAAATCAATAATACGTCCAATTCCATCAATAGGATCAATATGAATTTCAAATTGATTTATATCACATAACGCAGTTTGAACATCTTGAAGAATATGTTTTAAATATGAAGATGCACTTAATTTATTTTTACCGGATGTATCTTGAGATGATATTCCTGGGTCTTTTGCTATTTTATATAAATGTTTTAAATTTAAGTATATGTTTCCTATCTGACCAAATTTTGATTTTGAAGATCCAGATGAAATTGGTAAGAATGGTTTTTTAATTTCGTTATTTTGAGTTAGATAACTATTACTAACCACACTTAAATCAGTTTTATTTTTAGTTTCTGTTTCTTTTATTTTAATTCCTCTGTCAATTTCATTTTGTTGGCTTTGAACTAATTGTTCTATATTATTATCAAATGTTGTTGTTAATTTTTTTAAAAATCGATCCGCTATTACATCCTCAGCTACACCTACTACTACTGCACCGGTACTGGCACGTAACAATGCACCAAATGTTTTATCTTTATTATTATATTTTTCAATAAGTTCAGTAACAACGGTATCCTCTCCACCATATCCTTTAAAAATATTCCATGTTCTGCGATTGACACGTTTAATTTCCTTTGTAGTAGATAATATTGAACCAGCAGGATTGGCACCAATTACTTGGGTACCAGAAACTTCATTGTCAATAGTTGCAATCCCTCCTCTTAAATAAGTATAATTTTTACTAAAATATCTAATAAATTCATCCTCAGCAGTGCCATTTTTATATGATTTAGATTCTTCTATTATCTCTTTTAATACCTCATAAGGAGTAAATGTATTTTTCTTACGTCCCGGAAGTATTAATTTTTTAACCCATCCAACAATTTTACGTTTTAAATTGTTAGCTTCAGCACTATTGATTTGAGGATCATTTATTAATGAGGTTTTAATAGGTTCTTGTTGAACTTTAATTTGAATTCCTGTTAATATTTCAGCCCATCTATCATTTTTAATCCAACACACATCGGGATTTGTTGATATCACTAATGGATTGTATAAACATAATAGTGGAGATTTAACTCCACCTGTAGGGTATGTTCGGTCGTAAGTTGATAATGACACCATGTCACCTTTACTTTTTCCACTACTATTATATACCTTAGGTAATATTAGATTTGTAAATAATTCAGTAAATGTTTCAGTTGTAATAAATATATTATCATCACCTAGATTGAATTTATCTTTATCATCTTGAGGATCTGCATTAGACTTGTAGTTTATAACATAATAATCTATATTAAATGTTTTTCCATTAGTTAATTTGATAGGGATTGACTTTAATGTTTTATCTGAGATGTATGTAGTTTTTTCATTATATCTGCATAAAGTATACACTTCATACATCACACCAGATAATATATTTTCAGCGTATTCATTATTTATCCGAGTAATATCTCGGGTATCCATGTTAGACTTGAATAAAGGAAATAATAATCCTCTAAATTTAGCAGATTTTGGGTCTATTTTTAAACTATTATAATCTACAGCACCAGCAAATGAATAATTAACTTTAATTGATTCTAAAATTTCTCCAGTAGATATAATTTCAGTTTTGCAATCATATCCACCATCAGCACGAGCATTCCAACTATAATTTATTATATACCCAAAGAAGGCATCATAATTACCTTCGTTTTCTATAGATTTTCTATATAATTTATTTAAATAATCTTGTATATCACCATCAATACTAGTTGTAAAAAATGTTGAATCATCATTTACTACTGATAAATTACCTTTGCTGTTTAGATATGTGCTACGGCCAAATTCTAATAACACTGTATAGCCAGGCCGCATATATAGTTTTTCTAAATCTTCAAGTTGTTTAATATCCCAACATTGAAAATTAACTGTAGCTTTACGAATTGAGCCATAGGCCCCTACATTATCTATAGTTACAGAAGTAATACCCGGCATAGGTCTAATACCTAATATATTATTATTTAATGCGTATGCATTATTTGAGCCTACTCCTACCCCAGCACGTAGTTTATTATTAAATAAAGTTCCTCCAATCAATACATTATTTTTAGCTAATTCGGGGGAACCATCTATATTAACTGATGAACTTAATTTAGCGAATGATGTGTTAGAATTTAAAAATGAGAGTTCAGCAGAAGTACGAGACTCATTTCCCATAAGATTCTGTCTACGTTTTAGAGAACCAGCAATTGTAGGATCTATAGGTTGATTAAAAATAGACATAACTATAAGTTGTTTACTTGATCAAATAAATTTAATACACTGTTAATATTAGTAGGAACTCTTAATTGGGTACCTGGAGTAGGAAACATAGAACCATTAGTTATATTATTATTTGCTACAGAAATTACCCACCACAATTCAGCATTGTTGTAATAGCTATATGCTATTGAATCTAAACGATCACCAATTGTTGTTATAATATATTCATCAGTATCTGAGTATGGGATATCCGGGTAAATTTTACTTTTATAGTAACGTTTACCTGATGATGTTTTATGTATTATGTTTTTATCGTATCTCATTTAGTAAAAGGTAATGGTTGGATTTTATTTTTTAATTGAGTAGGTAATGTTGATGGCGCAAATGGTGTTTTGGATGGTAATGATGCTAATACGGGTTTATTTATTGGTAGAGATATTGGTTTTACTGTTTGCATTTGTGGAGTGGGAATAGTATTACGAGCTTGTTTTAATATATTATCAACTTTAGTTTTAGTTACTAAATCAATTAATTGATTACCTTTTTGAATTGAAGTATTATCAGTTTTAATAATCTTAGCAAATTTAGTCTCAGAATTAATTATATCATCTTCTACAAAAGCTCCGGCTTTATCTAATGCTTTTTGACTACTAATAAATCCATTAGCTGCATTAGGTATATTATTGTTTATTCCTAAAAATCCTCCTTCACCTCTGTATGTAGGTAATTCATTATGAATAATAGTAAAGTTAATTGAGACATTTATGTTATGTGCTAATTGCTCATCTAAATCCCAACTTGAATCATTAGGTATATCATACGATATGTTATTAATAATTCCAACCTCGCCATACAGATATTTTCCTAGATATAATCTAGTTAATATACCCCCTAATTTATTATCTTCATTATACCGCCCTGCTAATGATGATTCTAAAGCACCTAAGGCTCTATGTTTTTCACGCAATTCGATTATATTAAAACAAGGTATTTGTAAATTAAATGAAGCTGTACGTTTGTATTTTGAGTAAACATATAAATCTTCAGAGCGGCCAATATATGAAATATCATTCCAAGTAGCATCTGAATTTATTTTAAACCCATTTATATATGCTGAAAATATTATGCGTTGTAAATTAATTCCACTAAAGGGGTCAATAAGTTGAAAAACAACAGACATATTATCTCCATCATTTCTATCAAATGCTAAAAATGTTTGTTTATTAGGCCCAAAATAATTAAAGCTATCAGATAGTCTATCTTTTATAATATCCATTTCAGGATTAGATAAAGATACAACATAATTATATTTTGTTTGAATACCAGTTACTGGAGGAACATTATTTCCACCATACGAAGCATGTTGTTTTACTTTCTGATTGTTTAGTTTAGTAAATGTATTTGTTACTTGTGATGTTGGTAATGCTATTGTAAATGGCTCTGCATTTACATTTGTATTATATGAAAATGAAGCACCGTAAGTAGTATTTAAAATATCTGGATTAATTTTTCCAGATCTTGCTTTAGTATCTGATAGCTCTTTTAATGAATTGAATTTATCTAAATCATTAGTAAAATCAAATCGTCTAATATTAGTAGTACCAACACCAAATTTTGAGCCAGGTCCTCCAATATATTGATCAACTGTAGGTGATAAAAATGGTGATACTAATCTAGATATACCACTTATTTTATTATTTATTTTATTTAAAAATGGAGATCCACCAAATATATTTGAAATACCTGCTAATGTATTAGTGAATGTAGAAATACCACCTAATATACTTTTTACTTTAGATTTTAATATATTAACACTAGATTGAGTTATACTAACACCAGGTGTTAATTTATAATATTTAGTTTCTAGTTTATTTTGTAATCCTACTAATCTATTATTTTTTGTAGTATTATTAGAAGTTGCTATATTAATATACTTATAGCTATCTTCCATAAATGGTGTTAAACCAAAACGATCAAAATGATCACCTATATTACCACCTTCTTGAGCTAATAGTGTTTCTTTATTGTAGAATGTTAATGGAGTTAAGCGTGTAGCTGAATTAACACCGGCGCCGAATATGTTTCCTTTTGGTAATTCTAAACGAGCATTAGATAATTGTAAACCTGATTGTTTATTAAGGAAATTAATACCACGTGGAGTGGATTTGATAAGTTTGGATATCCTATCTTTATTTTCTGCTGCCGTATCGGCTACAGTTTTTTCCATACCTACTAAGTTGTTATCTTTAATAGGTGTTTGAATGATAGGTTCTGGGCTTGTTCCACCTCCAGGCTTATCACTACCAAACTTTAATGATTTAAATTTGGTATCCTTTAATTTGTCAAATAATGACATAATTATTTAGGTAAATTATCAGTATATTTTTGTCCTTTAGCGCTTCTGAATTTGTTTTTATTCAAAGCATCTGTTTCATCTAGGATAGATGGATTTCTTGTAATTTTTGGCTCACCAATTGTAGATGATAATTTATGTAATGTTGAAGTTTTAGATTCAGCATTAAAATTAGGTTTAGTTCCACCAAATCCTAATTTTTTACTTATGTTTTGTAATAATCCCATTATGTTATTTTGTTATAAATATTAAAATTAAACAGAGTGTCTTATATTTGCATTTTGACCTATACTTATTCTATTACGAGATTTATCCGCTATTTCATTGACATCAGCAAATATATTTACTTTACTCATTGATGATGCTAGTTTATCATAATCAATACCACCACCTAATGATAAAGCACCTGCTGGACCTGAATATACATCATTTCCTCTAAATAAGTTAGTACCTGCAATTACTGTATCATTATTGTTTAATGCATATGTACCTTGTGGGGTAGATAATGTACGATTACCATAACCAGACATTAAATCATCTGCACCTACTAATCCTTTAAAATCTAAAGTAACTAATCTAACAGTTTTATCTAAAACAAAGGCTAAAGCAGTTAACACAGGTGTTAAAGCATCTTGTAATTTTTGCATAGACGCATTAAAACGTTCTTGTACACTTAACGCCTGTAAACGATTAGCTACTTCTTCACCTGCTACAGCAGCTACTTCAGATCTTGATTTACCTATAAATTGTTGTGTTGCTAATTGATCAGATAATTCATCAGCAGATAAACCTACAGCAGCAGCAAAATCTTTCTGTGCTAGAACGTTCATTTGACTGAACTTACTAAAATTCATATTCTGGCTAGCTAATTCTTTAGCTACGCCTGCTTGATCGCCTGATAGAGCTAATGCACGAGCACGTTCTAGATTTAATTGCTGTCCTGTAATTAATTCAGCTTTTAATTCGTTTTCAATCGATGATTGAAAATCTAGTAATGATTCTGATTGTTTTTTAGTTTGTTCTAAAGTAGTACCTAATAACTTAGCTTGAGTAACAGCAGCAGCTATTGCTGTTGGGTTACCTTTAAAGTTAGCTAATAATTGACCTGATACTTTACCTGATTCTTCAAGTATTTTTTTATTATCTAACTGTATACCTGCTTGGGATTGTAATGCTTGAGCTGTACCTAATGCCTCTGTAGTTACATTGTGGGAATTTTTACCCAACATTACAGACATTTTAGCTAAACCAGCAGCAGATTCTTCTGCTAACCCCATTCTACCAGTCAATAAAGCAAATTCAGTAGTAACATCTGCTGAAAATACTTTAGCAATTCCTAATTGTTGGCCTAATTTAACAGTAGCTTCAACTAATTTACTAGTATTTAAATAAGCATTACCACTGGCCATAGCCATACCTGATAACTCAATTTGAGTACCGGCAGCTTCAGTTTTAGTTTGATTTAATGATTTAGCTAATTTAGTAGTGTTTTCATCAGCCTTTAATATTTGTTCACCTATATATTTTACCCCAGCCGTAACTAAAGCGGCCGGTGTAATTAATCCTGTTAATCCTGATTTTAGTACTTCAAATTTACTTCCTCCAGCGGCTGCTGTTGTTTGCATTGCTTCTAAAGCATTTTCAGTATCTAAAAAGCTTCCTAATATAGGAATTTTACTTAGATCTTTAATTAATTTAGAAGTAATCCCAAGTTTACCTTCTATTTCTTTAGCTAAATCTAATTGAATTTGATATTCTTCTGTTTGGGCCTTAGTATAGGATATAATATCTTGTTTATATTGAGCTGTTCTTTCTTCACTCAACCCCATTTGTAGACTTAAAGCTAATAAAGCCCCCTCTTCTCTTGCTTTTAAAGAATATATTTGTTCTTGAACTTTTTTAGAAGAAAGTAAACCTCTATTTAGTTTTTCTTGGTTATCAATTAATGTTCTAGAATTTTTACCTAATGAATTTAAAGTAGCAGTCAGATCTTTTTGTAATGATTCTTGAAATGAATCATTTGCGGAGGTTGCTCTATCAAATATATCTTCAATTTGCCTACCAATATCGGTAAAGGCATTTTTAAGAAGAGAAGCTGTTATTTTTAATTCTTTATTTAAATCTTCTGGATCTTGGGCCATACTATAAGTTAATTATATAATATAAATATCAAAAGCATCACTTTTGTGGTGATGCTCTGAATGAATAATCGGGTTTGATTGCAGGACGTGATATCTCTGCTTTAGTTGTGTTAGTAGATTTATTTCTTTGTTTTTCTATTTCTTCGTTTTGCTTATCGATATAATCTTGAATTTTTCTAAATGTGAATTTACGTAACCATATTGGCATATCATAAACATCACTCCAAGAATAACCACCATTACCATGATAAACAATTTCATGGATTTGAGAAAATACTCCTAATCTATGCTCCGGTGTTAGGCCAAAAAAAGTTAATCCCAATTGGGATATCTACACCCTCCTGTGTGTACCCATCCTTATCAACCGTAATAATTGTGTTTATGTCTGGTGTTATTTTTGAGTAATACTCGCGTAATGAGCGTGAATCTTGAGCGGTCAGAGCAGTGTCGACGAACTCACGGATATCTTTAGTTTCGCGCATTCCCTCCACAGATGTTATCATATGCTTTAGGCGAGTTGTCACATCAAATGATTCGTTTGGATACAATTTCTTTAATCCTTTTAATTCCTGATCGATTTTTCTTTCATCACCATGTGTTAATACTTTAAATGTTACTAAGTTTTTTGATTGTGGTAGAGTAAATGAAAATTCGTTTGTACCTGGAGTAATTAAAGATTCATCAATATTTTTTTCAGTTAATGTTGTTAAATCAACTGTATAATCGTCTAATTGTTTTGTTGATGAATTATAGAATTGGATTTGATATTCTTTACCATATCCTAAAATACGAGCAGCAAATAACAATGCGTTTTTATCTCCAACTAATAATGTATTAAAATCGATTGGTGATACGATTAATGCTTGTAGTAATTTATCAATTACAGTTCCATTTTGGATATAATTTGAATTTGTTAATATATCTTCATGTTTTGCAGACATATATGACATTTCAATTTCACCAGATGATAATGGATTATCTTTTGGATATAATAAGCCTTTTGAAGGTAATGTGATCGTTTCGGTTGGTAATTTAAATTTAGATTCCATATAACAGTTTTATTGTGCGTATATAAATATATAAAACAAAAAACCCCTTGACAAATTGCCAAAGGGTTTTTAAATATTCACAATCTAATTTTTAATAATTCAATACGCAATAATCCATAGCGATTGTTAAGTCAATTGATACGGCAGCTTCATTTGACCAATCATAGGCACCAAAGTTAGCAGTTTTTGCATATGCTCCTTTGATAATCCATTCTGATACTACATCACCAACTGGTCCTAATACATTTAGAACTAAGTCTTTCTTGTAGAAATCTGAATATCCATCACGTCCAGTTACTGATTCGTGAGCTAAACGAGCCCATTCCATGATTGATTGTGCACCTGAAGGTGTTACTGGATCGTATAATGTCATAGACATATCTTGCCATCTTACTTTACCTTTAACTTTACGGTAAGTGTTGATGTGGTCCAATACGATTTCGCCAGCATCAAATGATGGAGAAGCTACTGATTTTACTAAATATGATGGGATACCATCTATATACATTATGAAACGATTTTGAACTTTTGGTTCAAAAGCGGTGAACATAATTTCTGAAGGATCTAATACTGCCATTTGTTATATATTGTTTATTATAAATATCAATTATTTAAATTTTTTATTATGCTGGGAAAGTAGCTCCAGTTGGCTGAAGTGTGAAATCCAAGATAATAAATTCAGCAGTTTTAGTAGGTTGAACATAAATCTGACCAACTAATTGGTTTCTGTCGATTACATCTGCTGTATTGTTTGTATCGTCCATTATTACTTTATAAGCATATAATCCTTGTTTTGAAACGATTTGTTCCAT